CAGGATCTGAGCTGCAATACCTCTGGTGGTATTAATTTCCAGAGTCATGTATGCCTGTTCAAAAATACTCCAGTGCTGGTTCCTAATACAATACTTCAGAAGACCAGAAAATTTCTCATTGTCCTGATTATTTGGATTACTCACACGAGCACAATAAGCAATATGCTTTTCAGCATCAGGAGTTACAGAAATTAATTCAACTTTCATTTTTCTTCCAATCCTTTCTTGTCTGTTTAAGAGATTTCAATTCCATTTTAATGTTTTGATAGGCAGTTTCAGCATCTATCCTACCACCAAGTTCCATTGCACAAATTAGTTCAACTCTAGAACCAAAGTGCTTTAATGCTGATTCAAATGAATCTAACCCTGAATACATTTAGACCTCATTCATCATCTTCAAATACTTCATCATAGTCAGCAAGAGGAGGTAATTCTTGGTTGAGTCTTTGATTATAAGAATCAACATCAGAATAAACCTCTGCCTCTAGTGCATCTACTAGAAGTTTTAAATTTCTGACTATAACTTTAAGTGCATCCCTTTCCATAGGTTTACAGAGAGACATATACTAATTATAAGCGCAAAAAAAGAGAGGGTCAAGCCCTCTCAATTTTTACTTATGAAGGAGAACTAATTCTCCATAAATCAAGGACATACATGCTACACAACCTAGGGATACGATCCCAGCGATTTGTAATGCTTCCATGATTCACTTGGTGTAAGTACGACCACGATAGACATAGGTTCCATGAGTTTCCTCAACTGGTTGATGTGCATCATACTTTACACCACGATATGCAGTGTGAAGTACTTGTGCATCATGCAACCTGGAAGCCTTTGCAATTTGGTTCTTGATGATGTTAAGTGTGTTCATTTGTTTACTCCTGAAATACTAGGGATTGTTGCCCCGTTCCTTCAGTCGTTTGCGTCCCAATAGAAGTCACATTCTGGTACATAATCTTTGATGGTATCCACCAATTCAATTTGAATTTTAGGATCAAGATGATTTTGTGCTTTGATTCTGAACAATAATGCATCAGCATCAGCACAACTCATGGATCTCATAGCCATGTACAAAAATAGTTCCATGGGATGAACGCTCCGTTCCGCGACTTACTTGCGTCCCCTAAGGGATGAACGACAGGTCTATTATAGACCATCATAATTTATTTAGTCAAGCTTGTCATTTTTCTTCATCTGGAAGTACATTTTATAATACTTCTTTTTAAGAAGATCAATGAGTCCCTTGTCTTCCTGCTCTTCAAGCAGTCCAAGGAGTTGAGAGGAACCCTCCAACTCACTTATCAATCTTAGCACATCCTCTGGTTTAAAGTCCAGTTTCATTTGCTTCCTCAATCATCTTTGAAACAATATCTTCTGTTCCATCCATGTTTTTGATCTGGAATAGATTTGATTTCTGATATTTTTTAATCTTTTTATATTTCTTTAGAAGTTCTTGAACCTGATCAGGGTTCATATCAAGTCCTTCAAAGTTGATATCAAAACCATTACCCATTTTTCTTACCACCATTCCACAATTTTGGATTTGCTGTACCAGCAGATTGTTTAATATCTTTTAGGTCAGTCTTGAACTTATCATAGTAATGGTCAAAGATATCTACAACCTTGATTGATTGTACAATATCATATTTTGTTTGACCACCTTCAACATAAGTTACCAGGTATGCATTGTTTGGAAGAGTTGTGTCATTAGACAAAGCAACATCACAGTCTTCATGAATAAATTTTACTTTGCTCAAGATCTACCTCCCCATTGGATATCTGGAAATGCCTCACTGACTACTTCCTTTGAAATTCTATATCTTGTTTTCAATCCTTTGTCCTTCACAAGGCAAAGAATCTCTGCCTCTTGAGGATGAAGTCCTTCAAGAATTTGAATGAACATGGTCTCTCTACGAACTTGAGAGAGACTATCATTACCACCTTTCACAAAATGATAAAGGTTCTTCCATTCTTTACGCAGAGAAGTATGATCTGTTCCAACTGGAACCTCATTCTTCTCATAGGGGACTTCACCCACAGGAATCATTGAGATGACTGTTTCATCAAAGTTCCAAATCAAAATGCTCTTGAGAGCATCTGTAGCATACTCCTTCAGAACCTCAACTTTCTTTGAATTAGATCTTTGCTTGTTGACAAGATCAAGAATTTCAAAAATGAAAGGGTTGGGTGGAAGTTTTGAAGCAGTAGTTGCTTTTTTCTTAATTGATGTAGCCATAGTTATTAATTCAGGTGTTGATATTTAGTCATCCTCTAGATCATCAAGAGTATTTTCAAATCTTACTGCAAGAATTTCATCAGGGACAACTTGTCCATTCTCATCAAACATTTCTGGGTGAGTTGGTATGTACATAGAGTTTCTCTCCATCACATATTCTTTCACAAGATATCCAATGACCCCACCTACACATAAGAACAGAAATGACATGAGTGCTGACAGTGTTAGGGTAACTGCTAACATTTTTTCTTCCCCCTCTAGAGATCTTTTTTCCTAATGATGTGGAAGTCAAGGGAGAAATGAAACTCTCTTCTAAACAGAGAGACCATTTTCCCTAACTTTACTTGAAAGCTTTTAGGTGGTTCCCTCCTTGTATCTCTAAGTAATAGTTCAAACCCCCTATTCATTTGAAAGGGTGAACTATCTTTGCCTCTATTTATTGCAAGACTTTCATCTTCATCCATACATCAGACCAATTTATTTTCTCTGAGATATTTGATAGATTCAACACAACCACCAAGCAGTTCACCATCAAAGGTCACTCTTGGGAATGTTGATCCTCTTCCAAACTTATCATAGAATTCTTCTCTTGTAAAGTCCCTACCAAGTTTGTACTCCACAAAACGTTGTTCTGCAAGTTCAAGTACACTCACAATCTTGGTGCAATAAGGGCAACCAATTTTTGAATAAACAGCAAATTCTTTCATAGTAATACAATAAAAGGAATAATGATCATAATTGTTGCTATCAGATAACCCCCCACTAATTCAAGCAGGGGGCGTAGACTAAATGGGTCTTCAGACATTAATTGTTTTTCTAATTGAAGGATCTTTTTTCAGTTTCTCAATGAATTCATTTTTTGCTAGACAAGGTTTGTAATCAGGATAGAACTGTTCCATAAGTTTAGGAACAGCCATACACCCAGGATACCCACCTTTGATCCAGACTTCCTTGTATTCAGGAAGAACTACATGATTAAATGGAAACTTATTACTCTTCATTATTTAGAGTTTACCTCCAACAACACCACTATTTACAACCCTTGTGTATTGCTCAAGAGTACCATCTTGCTCACACTTGAGATGCCATCTAGTCATCTCAATAGTACCTTGCCTATCAAGACCAGTCAACATCTTACGACCTTTAGTGGTCATAGTTGCATAAAGACCAAACCTAGTTTCCCAGACAAAGAATACTTCATCTATGAGAACTGCTCCTTCTGGTACTTTAACTTCTTGAGTGTCAGTCTGAATCATGTTTGTGCTGTGGTTTAAATTCTTCTAGTGGTTGTGATTTAGTCAGATCTCTACGAGACTGGTTCTTGATAATGATGAAGGCATCTTTGTTATATTTACGAGTTCCAATTGGAGACTGCCATTTCTTGTTGTACACTTCACCAACATCAATGCCAGAGACTTGGGTTCCACCAATCTCTACATCAATCTCATCTTCAGGGTTCCAACCAAGAGACTCAATGCAATCTTGAATGTTGTCCATGATTCCACCATCCTCCCAGGCAAAAAACCCATCTTCATTTTTTGTCCAATCGTGCCTTGGAACATAAGGTGTGGTCATAACTCTCCTTGATCAAGACTTGGCAAACATCATTGCATCTGCCTGATCAGGACTGATGATCTCCAGTTTACGACGCTTCTCATTGGTGTTAGCAAGCACCATAGCAGCAGAGGTAACAGGGGGAGCAATAGCAAGAGTCAGACCATAATCCACTAATGCTACAGGGACACCCAGTGCTGCTACACCAGAGGCAAACAGGAAGGGTTTCCAGTAGTTAGTGGAGACTGCATAGTAGACAGATGCAACAGGAGCAAGAAAGAAATGAGTCAGACAGACACCATAACCACGAACACGTGCTTGCTTGATTTCATTGATCTCTTGAACTTTTTTCAGATGCTCTTGGTAATCCATAAGAGTTGTTTAACTACTCCCTTATAATACACAAAAAAACCACCCCAGTCAAGGGGTGGTGTGACGGTTGTGGAAGTGGTTCACCTATGCCTCAATGAGTGTGATTTGTTTAGTCATTAGTTGTTCTCCTGTTGTTGAGGTAAAACAATAGGTGGTGGGACAAGTGGCACGAAGCATCGATCGTCAAATTCAGCTTTGACTAATCGCTCCAATTCGGCGTGGCTCGTAACATAAGCCTCTAAACTGTACTCAATAGTTCCAGGCTCAGGCTCTGACACACTAATAAAATCAGAACGATTTTGAATAATGACCAAAGCCAGCCTTTTCGCAAGGTCCTCATAAATCAAACGCTCGTAATCTATGCGTGATCTGTTTATTAAGTAGGTTTGTACAGATGCTGATACTTTGACCAAACTGTGCTTCATCCTTTCAATTAGTGAATGTTGTTCAGTCATCAGTTGTTCTCCTTGAAGAGTTTGTAAATTGCATCTGCGACTGCGAGTGCTTCATCCTTGCCCATGGTGATGTGATTAATTCTTTTTTCCCCACCCTCTTTGTGAAATTCCCAATAAGAAAGCGTGAAACCATCACACCCCACATCGACATTCATGTCTTCGACGGTGTACCAGAAGTCTGAGTCATCTTGAATCCGAATTTGGGTATTGATGTCCATAATCAGTTGTCCTCCAGTTGATTGATTGCTTCGAGTAGTTGTGCCTTGTCGGCACCTTTTTCGACTAGACGCTTCAGTTTTTCTTTGGGAGTTTCAGTGTACTCCCACTTTCGACCATTGATGGTGCCTTGGACACTGCCACCGACGTAGCCACCGACTTTCCCATAGACACAGCCAAGGACATCGCCTATGACATCGCCTCTGACATCGCCATCGACATCGCCATAAACATTGCACCACACAGTGCCATAGACATTAGTTTTGACGTGCTCAACTCGCCATGCTCCCGCGACAAACTCAAACTCAACAAGTTTGAGAGCTTCTTCGAGTGTGATTTGTTCAGTCATCAGTTGTTGTACAGTTCCCATTTTGAATTAAAAAATACTTTTGTCCAGAACCTAATCCAGCGATTAGGAATACGCTGTGGTTCATAGAAAGAGATCTTAATTGAACGATTTCCAAATAAGTCCCACTCGCCTATTGTATGAGTCATCATTGTCGAAGGCACTATCAGAGATGGTTGTTCAGACATCAGTTGTCCCCCTCTGGGTCAAGTTCAGAAGCAGTATCGCGAAGATGCTGGGCAAGAGACCGGCACTGATCACCTTGGAAAAGACCCACGTAAACCTTGAAACCAATACCGTCACATACTTTAACCTCAGCGAGTCGGTTGGTAGGATTGGGGTCTACCCAGTGAATGTTGATTTCCATCAGTTGTCCTCCTTTTTAAAGGGCATCAACAAAACCCAATATGTGTGCCCACCTAGGTCCTTGTAAAGGAACTTTGATGGTTCATC